TTCAAAAAAACTTGACATTTTCAAAAAAATACTATAATAGAAAGTGAAAGGGGGTCGATAAAATGAATGAACTGTTTATTAAGCGCCTACAAGAATCAATGGATAAAAGCCAAATCAACCAATCCGAGCTTGCTGAACTTTCTGGAATAAGCAAGCAGCGTATTAGCGGCTATATCAAAGGTGAATATGAGCCCAAATCAAAACCTATATATGCACTTGCGAAAGCTCTTGGAGTAAGCGCGTCATGGCTTATGGGTCTTAATGAGGACGCCATGTCCCCCTCCCCCGACCTCTCAGAACTGTATGAGAAGTACACGAACATCAAGCCTATAAAGAAAGTAAAGATACCCATGCTCGGAAATATCGCCTGCGGAGAACCTACGTTTGCAGACGAGGGACACGAGACCTATATCGAGACCGACGGACATATAAACGCTGATTTCTGCCTGACCTGCGACGGGGACAGCATGGAACCGAAGATGCAGAGCGGTGATATAGTGTTTATCCGCAAGCAAGAAGCAGTTGACGACGGTCAGATCGCAGCAGTGTTGATAGAAGATGAAGCGACTTTGAAGCGCGTATATTATGACAAACCGAACAACATTCTCCGCCTTATCGCAGAAAACCCGAAATATGATCCGCTTGTCTACTCCGGTGAACAGCTTGACCATATACGAATACTCGGAAAAGCGGTGTCGCTGTATAGAAGGATAAAATAAAACCGCCCGTGAGGGCGGCAAAAGAGGGAATGAAGTAATGATAACCACATTTGATATCATCAGTTTGATTATAGGCATTTTGGGTTTTCTAATTGGCATTGCTGGATTAATTATAGGCGTCAAAAGCTACCAGTTAACAATAAAAACTTTTAAGCTTGCCGGTTCTATTGAAGATGCTGTCAGAAATGAAAAATTATCTACAAATCTGAACGCAAACAAGAAAAAATTATCACGTTTGATAGAAGCAGTATTGAAAGAAATGCAAGAAGGCAATTCAGAAACGGTTAACAGAATGGCGATTTCTAATTTCAGAGAGGTTTTAATTGAACTTGAAAGATATAAGTCCTTATTTTCAGAAAATGATAAAACAATTATAAATAACGCAAATGTAATTATTGATATTCTTTCAAAAAAGCAAGCATATAATAGAAATGATTGCACAGATTTTGAAATTCAGGTTCAGAAAATTAAATCATTAATTAACGGGGTGATATTATGATGTATGAAGAAAAAAACAATGAATTTATCGACTGTATGCTAAAGAAAACAAGAGAAAACCGACTGTTTTGGCAACCTATTTATGATTTCTTAGATACCACTGACAATGATGAGATCATAGATTGGATAACCAAATTTGATGATCTGATTTTCATAAACGATGATAGTTACTATGCCGAGAAGCATGAAAGTCTTTTGTTTATTATTCATTATAAAACAAAAGATAGTAAAGACCTATATTATCTATATGGATCTGTAAGCGCATATTCCTCACCGTTCTGTGTCAGCGCCGATAGTGAAAATATAGATCCGAGATGCGAGGAAATATGGAGACTTGCGAAAGAACAACGTGAATATGTTCTAAACGAAGATGGTTTTCCGGAACCAGTATATTATTTTTACAGAAATATGATGACAAATGACTAAATAAAAATCCCCTCACCGGCGGCCACCAGTGAAGGGATAAGTCCAAGTATCGCTACATGAACCTCGACATGTTTATTGTAGCATACTTCCGGCAAAATGTCAATAACTCTGCAAAATTCGTCATTTTAACCTCGATTTTTGCAGAAAAACCGCAAAAAACGCATTTAAAGGAGGTATTGCTATGCAGAAAAACAAAAAAAGATCTGACGGGCGAATTCGCTCAAAAGTATATATTGGTCAGGTTGACGGCAAGGCTCAATATAAATACGTCTATGCACAAAACAACCGAGAGCTTGAAAAGAAAGTCCAGGATGTCAAAACAAAGCTCGGTAAGGGTCTTGACCTTTCGGCAGAACGTGACAGCTTCGAGTACTGGGCTCAAAAATGGCTCAAATTAAAAAAGAGCGAGGTCAGCGCAGGACGATATATCTCGTATTCGGCACGATTGAACAATCTCACTCGCCTATTTAAGTATAAGATCTCAGAGCTTCGCACGAACGACTTCCAGGATATAATGCTTGATCTTGCTTCTGAACCTTGCGCTCGCACCGGTAAGCCTTATTCTAAAGCCACTCTTAACGATGTCAAGAATACAATGCGCCAGATCATGCAGCTTGCTATCAGTAACCGAGTTATAGACTACAATCCTGTAAATGCAGTAACGATTCCGAAAAATGCAGCTCCGACAGAAGAAAAACGTGCTCTTACCGAGACTGAACAGCGATGGATCAGAGAATATCCACACCGGGCACAAACAGCGGCAATGATAATGATGTATGCCGGACTCCGCCGTGGAGAACTGCTCGCTCTGACATGGGCTGATATCGACATTGCCGCTAAGACGATAAACATTGACAAATCCGTCGAATTCGTAAAAGGCTCTCCACACGTCAAGCCCGGCGGTAAATCCGATGCAGCGACGAGGATCATATATATCCCGCAGATTCTTGCTGACTACCTAAAAAATGTCCCGGGAACTCACTTCGGTCTTGTAGTGCAGAAATCCCGCGGCGGTCTTATGACAGATACAGCATGGCGCAGACTTTGGGACAGCTATCTTTGTGATCTTAACCTCGAATATGGCGATTGGAAGAATTGCGTTCAAACAAAAGGCAAAAGGCCAAGCAAGTACGGGCCGAAGGAAAAGCCAATGCTCATACCGAGAATTACTGCCCATTGGCTTCGGCATACTTTTATCACACTTATGTACATGGCCGGGGTCGATATCCTTACTGCAAAGGAACAGGCAGGTCATAAAGATATAGAAACAACTATGGAGATCTACACTCATCTGGATGAAAAATTTAAGAAAAAGAATGTATCAAAACTTGATGATTTTTTAAATCAACAAAATGATTATGGGGGTCAGCATGGGGGTCAAAGCGCCGGCAAAAGCGCAGTATAATGCAGTTTGTATGTGCGTTCGGGACGCAGAGGCCGTGGGTTCAAGTCCCGTCACCTCGACCAAAAGAAAAAGCCTGTAAATAGCTTCATTAAGCTATTTACAGGCTATTTTGTTTTAGTAGTTAAGTTGATAAAACAGGTAAAAACAGGTCAAATTTAGCCACTTATGGGGGTCAGCATGGGGGTCAATTTTGTGCACAAAATATTTGAGTGACAAACAAATATTGTTTATCTTACAGCAACTCCGAGCGGGTTTTATCATATTTTCCTCATCCACTGCCGGGTCTGTGTGATGAAATCCTTCCAGTGCTCCCGGATGAACGGTGAGCATTCTTTTGTGACCTTGATATCTTTCTCGGTCAGCTTATACTTGTTCAGCAGAAAAGCCGAAATAACTGCAATGTCGTGTATTGCAACAAACGTGTACATATACCCGCCGCCAAGACCCGAACAAAGTATCGGGGCAATGCAGACCGATTCCGCGTTGACATTCCCGCCTGACTGCTGCCAGCAATCATCAAGGTCAAGTATCTGCCATGTTCCGCGGGAACCGACGATGTAATGAGGTAGCAAACCGCCCGCATCAATGCCGCGGATGTGCTCTTTTGCTGGATCGTCGCTGATTTTTGTTTCTGGAACCGGCGCACCCGCTATAGCTATGTACTTCACTGTACCCGTTCGTTTGCCCGGAACGTCACAACCATGATTATTCAATAAATATTCACTGATGTAATACGGCGGAACAATTCCCGTGAGACGGAAACGATCATCCATTTTAAGGCTATCCCATGCCACAGGCTCACCCCCGCAAGATCTCGTTTACTTTCGCCTGAACTTCGTAATAGTCATACCCTGCATCCGTAAGCCGCTTTTTTCGCTCTGCACCTGTGCCCCACTTGCCGGAAATGACCTCTTTTGCAACTTCTTCCACTGTTTTTGTGGACTTGTCATTTGCCGGTAACTTGCCGGACTGTGTGTATTCGATATATGGGCACTGGAACCAGTATTCCCAAAAACTGTCGAGCTTGCGCTTGACAACTCCGTCCCCGCGTGCTCCGAGGGTACTTTCTATCGTGTATCCGTTTCCTATGTAGATACCGACGTGCGGGTGCGATTTCGAGTAAACTATCAGTCCTGGGATCTCCGGCATATCGGATATCTTCCCCTTGACCTTTGCGGTCTGATACATAAATCCCGCATTGACATCGGGATATCCCGCAGCACCGTATTTCGGCGACCCTGTGCCGCCGTCAGGCTTGCCGCTCCAGTAGTAGGACTTTATCATACCCACGCAGTCAACGCCGTAATATCCCTTGTTTTTAAGCTGTGCAAGTTCGTTCCACCTTGCTGTGGTATAGCCCGTTCCCGCCTTGTTGCCGTACATCTTGAACAGCATATCGTACTGTTGCTCTATCGGGCGAAGGATGCCGCCCCACATATATTTGGTCTTCAGCGCGAGTGCTTTTTCTGCGTGCTTGACAAGTCCAGTATTAGTGTACAGCCCCATGCTTACTACCTCCCTCATAACCTATGTATTCAACGAATTTTGTATTAGAAAGCCATTTATCGAATGTCTCAAGGGCTATATCCACCCACGAAGAAAAGGCCTTGAAAGGCACCACCGCTGATATGACCGGAAACTGTGTTACAAACCATTCATATACCAGCCTGAGCTTCAGCTGGCCCGTACCGCCTCCGAGCATCTTTTCTGCTTCGGCGACTGCCCATTTCAGCCATTCGGCTATCTTTGCTTTCTGATTGATGACCATGTAGACGATAACACCGAGAAGTATCAAGCCGCCCACCACAAGAGCTATAATATCATTCGTTTGCATTTTTCTTTTCCTCCTTTTTTTCTGCGTATTTTTCCTTTGCTGTCTTTATCCACGCCATGACACCGCATTCCCCACCGAGCGCAGCAAACACGCATGTGATAAGCGTATCAGGCACAGATCCGCAGAGGCAGAATATTACTACCATTGCCACCGTGAACAGGAACAGGAAAACGCCAATAATAACAAGAATTATATTCATTGTTTTCAAACTATGTCACCGTCCAGTTTTTAGTTGTAGCTATTGCTTGCCATTTATCCGGCATAAGGCTCACCTGTAATTTCCGTGTATCTCTCTGCGGATATCTCTCCGCTCTCTACACGGCTTCTCAATTCAGCCTTGACCGCGTTTCTTCTGTTCGCGGGTACATCATCCCACGTCCACCTATCTCCGTCAATCAGCCTGTTTGCCCATATCTTAGCCATTATCAGCACCCCCGTTTATAGCTTCGTCAATCTCTATCAGAGCATCCTCTATCTCCGTGATACGCTCATTTGTTGTAACATCGTTCTCGATTACAGCATCTTCTATATCAGTCTTATTCTGTTCAATTGTTTCGTTCTGCTGCTTATGCAACAGGTCGTTAAACATAGAGAGCCTTTGATTTGTCTGGAAAATCATATCACGAAGCTGTTTGAGTTCTTGTCTTATTTCTCTGTCTGTCATTGTTGACACCTCCTTAGATGCAGCCGAATGGCGCGACCCCAAAAGTGTTGGCCGCACCGTTGTAGTCCGCGAGCCCGTACGAGCTGACACAGCAGAAACGGTTGGCGTTACTCGAACAAGGAGAGCGCTCCCACCAATCATAGTTACTACCTTTAGTCTGCTTAATTCTATTAGCAGTCGTCTTATAATACTCGATTTGTGATAACGATGCTGCCTCTGTCGTATTGCTATTAAATACTGAACCAAATATTTCTTTCTCTGCAAATAAGCTGATATAATCTTGGCTTGTTTGATTGGTTGAGCCATTATAAACCTGTGCTGTGATTACATTGAATTGTTTAAGACAACTTCTGAATGTAGCAGGCAAAGCACTATAATACTTGCTGTTAAGGTCAGAGCGCATAGCGCAACCGTTCCAAGACCCACTATTTGTACTAGAAGTATTCATTCTTCCCTTTTCAGACAAGCCGTTTTCTTGACCCCATACAAAGTTTACAGTCTTGTTATTAACGTCTTTATAACCGCTGTGAATACCCGTATCCATGAGTACCAATACAACGTCCTGTTCCGGCTGCGCGGTATTAAGTCCGTCACCCGCTGTCATAGCAGATAAATGAACCGTGCGCTCATCACCGACAGACCAATAGTCTGATAGATTGATTTCTCCTCTGTCTGCCGCATCAATCATAGCCTTAATCTGTTCGTCGGTGCCTTTGTTAGCGCCGTCTTTCCAGTCAACTATTACAAGATAATTACAGCTAACAGTAATTGTTTTTGTCCCCGCATTATAATTACTTGCTTCTGCAATACTTACCGTCACGGTAGTCGTACCGCTTGTCTGATTAGGACTTATTATTGTAATTATGCCTGTATCATTATCGTATGTAGCTGTTGCTAATGACGTATCATCACTCGAAACACTTACCGCACCAGTAGCATTTGTTACCGTTACAGTCGTTGAAAGATTATTCTCGTCAAGTGTTGCAGTATTTGCGCTTAACGTAGCATTTGCATCTGCCTTACCTATTATCCAGTCAGCAGTTTTAGCAGTGGTTGTATTGTCACTCCACATATAATCTTCCGTAGGTGTGAAACTTGCTGTATGTGTACCCGCATTTGTAGCTGTGTCTCCCGAAACGGTAAGTTGTGTGCTATCATAGTCGTTCCATGAGGCTGTCTGTGCTGTGCCGTCATACGTCAATGTGCCGTCCTGTGTGGGGACGGTGGTTATCTTTGTACGGGTGGGAGTTACCGATACAGCGGAACCGTCGGTGACAATATTCTGGTCGGTGTACGGGAACCACCTGTAATAATAAATCGTGTTGTAGTCAAGCCCCGTATCTTCAAAGCCGCTCGAACTATACTGGTTCTTTACATTGCTATCAACTACAACAACGCCGTCGGTGATGCTCTCGGGAGCACTGCCCGCTTTTCTCAACACCTTTGTTCCTGCCCATTTCGCGAGTATTGCACCCGAAACGACTATATCTTCCGGGTCACTCCATGTTAATGTCGCATTGTTGAACGACGTTGCAACCGCCGCGCCTGATACATCGGCGAGTTTTATGCCTGCGCCGCTGCCGTCCTGTCCTTTTGGTATGCCGAAATTAAATGTTGCTCTTTTTGTTTCTGTATTTATCGTTACACTTGCCGTAGCCTGTGACCCTGGCGGAAGTGTTGTTGTCGTGCCTATTTCGGGAATATATGTTGTTCCGTCCTGTCCTGCCGCGCCGTCTGTTCCTTTATCGCCTTTGTCACCTTTGTCGCCTTTATCGCCTTTTTCGCCTTTAATTCCCTCATTTGCGAGATACACAATAAAGCTGTATGGTGTGGTTGTATCACCCGTCACACGATATACGGGATAGCCATGCTCAGGAACGGCAGTCATCACCATGAACATCAAACCGACCTCGGGAAAATCAGCCGCGTCAAAGTCATCTATGCTGTCATACTGCTTATAGATGAGAAAAGGATAGCCGTCATCGCCTTTATCCCCTTTATCTCCCTTTGCGCCTGTTTCGCCCTGTATGCCCTGTATTCCCTGTGCGCCGCGTTCACCCTGTATGCCCTGCGCACCTGCCGCGCCTGTGTCACCTTTTGCACCTTTTTCACCGTCATAAACAGTCATAGTGCTTTCTTGTGTTACGCCACTTTTGGAAGTCCACCCGAAAAGGACAGTATGCTGTCCTTCAACGCTCTCATCGATGCCTTTTATTGTGCAGGGCGCTCCCTTTACTGCACCGGTGCCGTCCATTGAATCATCTGTATATTTTTTCGCTGCTGCGAATGTTACAGGATCAAATCCATGTGCCATGATGTTACCCTCCTATCCATGTATCAGTATCACCGTCAAGCTGATATACAGCCCACGAACCGTCTGTAAGAACTGCTGTACTGCCTGCTTTTACAGGCGGGATAGATCCGTCAGCTCCGGTTCCGCACTTTGTCGTGGTCGGCAGATCCTGTATATCAGCTGTCTTGCTTATAGAAAAATTTGCCGTATTTGTTGCGTGGTCCATTCCGTTTAATGTAACCATGATCGTACCTCCTCAGATCTTGTTTATAAGGTAATTATTGAGCGTCTGCTCCGCTTTTTTGAGCTGCTCGGTATTGTTGCCGTCGATAGCGTGAGCGGTCAGCGCCTGCAAGCTCTCGATGATGATCTTGTTCGTGGCTTTCATCGTCTGTTCGAGTGCGCACATCTTCTCGGCATCCGACTCGAAACGTCTGTTGCCGGATTCAAGCCGCGAATTTATCTTTCCGATCTCGTCATTGAGCTTCTCGTTCGTCTCCCTGACACTGTTTTCGAGAGCGTCAAGGCGTTCGTTCTGCTTCCGGTTGGGCGCTCTGATCTTGTGAACGATGCTCGCAAGCACCGCACCCGCGCCCGAGAGAGTTATCACTCCGCCGCATACCGCAAGGACTATCTGCCATACGTCGGCAGGGTTTATTATGATTGGTTCCATATCTTTTTTATACCTCACTTTATCAGAACTTCAGCGTGCCGTTCATCTATCCTGCGCAGCACCCGCACACCTGTATTTTTATAGCACGACGTACCCACGCCGCGCCTTGCGGAAACAAAACCGCCGACCTTGCAGCTCCCGTCGTCGCGAATCACCAGCCGTCCGGTCAGCCCTACCGCCGCCCATTCGGGACGCTGCGAGCGCGGGATGTATTCTGCATCGGGGTCGAATGATGCCGATATAACGGGCTTTCCCGCATCGTCCCGCCTTATCCTGCCGAACACATCACGCTCGTACTTGCCATGCCAGAACGTTTCGTAGGCGTTGCCCGAAACGGACGGAGCAGCGGAAACTGCTCCGAGGATATCGTCACCGTGGGCGGGTATCAGCTTGTCGCCGTCGAGCGTCACCAGAATACCGCATCTGTCTTCGCAGTCGGTATTTCCGTCCGCCCACTCGAAGTATTCCGCATAGTCCGCGCCGAGAGTGTTGTAACCGCCCGTCGCGAAAACTCCCTGACTGCCGCGCACTTCAAAACAGTTCTCGTTATTGCCGAGGGAACCGCTTCCGATAACGAATATCTGACCGAGCGTATCGACCTTGCCGTAGTTGCCGAAGATCGCGGCAGTCTTCTCGCCGCCCTCGTAGATGTGATTCGTGCCGAATACGGCAGCATGGACGATCGGGCTGCCCTGCTGTCCTCTGACCGAGTGACCGTGACCGAAGACCGCGCTCTCCTGAACGTTCTGAACGTTGTTTGAAGCGCCGTTTACCACACTGTCACTGCATCCCGAAACGCTGTTCTGCTGCCCGGAGACCCTCATTCTTGACGAACCCGTGACAGTGTTCTGCAAACCTCCGACATGGTTCTGCATACCGCCAGTGAGGGTATTCCCGTTACCCTCGACATGGTTGTAGCCGTTTCCCATGCCGGTATAGGTGTTGCCGCTGCCCTCTATGTGGGTGCAGTCGCCCGATGTGCCGTTGAGAGTATTACCCTGCCCCTCAACGTGGTTGAAGCCGGAATATCTGAACCCGCTGCCGTAGTTGTTCAGAACTTTGTTGTTCTGCCCCTCGATGTGGTCATATTTCATGACGGAGCTGTTCAGCGTGTAGTCATTGAAGCGTTCTGCGGTATGCGCATCGTCGAGAAATTCACCGACACCGCCGGTACTGCTTTCAACTTCTTTTTTCAGCTTTGCGTTTTCAAGTGCAAGTTCTTTCACATCGTCGGCGCGTTGACTGAGATTTGCCCCTGTCTTATTCAGCAGCTTCTTTTCGGGAATATCACCTATCTCTACATTGACCTTCATACTGCCCGCAGAATACTCCTTATTCGCGCTAAGGACGCGCTTGTCAAGCAACTCGCTGTTTTTTATAGCCGATACCTTATCACCGACATTGAATTCTTTTCCGTACACCGTATGATCTGCAAGCGTAAACTTCAATGTCTCTTTATCGACCATTTCACCAGTCTGAGAAGAAACATATTTCTCGATAAGATCGAGGTCACAGTTAGCGGTCATTACCGTCTCACGCCGCATAAATCCCGCATCGTCTGATTTATATACAGACGTTACGATAGCTCCGTCAACATCCGATCCGTTCACTGTCCATACGCATGTCCTTCGGCCGGCGGTGTCATACATTCCCGTTATTGTTTCGGTATTCTGCAAAAAATCGGCAAATATGCACTTTCTGTTTCCGCCTGTATCATTTGTCCTGTCTTCTCCTGGAAGTATTTCCAACGCATAGTTATCTTCGTACCCCGGGAGAAACATCTTGATATCATAACCGATATCAGCATTCTTACAAAGTGCTTCCACTACTTCATTGAGCGGCTGTAACCGGGACATATATGTATCATCCGCAATGCCGCCGCCCGATTCATCACAGACAAGACCAACGATCTTACGGTTCGGATCCGTAGGATTTATGCAGTTGTAATCGACATAGCCATGTATGATATCACTTGTTTCACCCTGCCTTACGTCATACCCGTAAGTACCCGCCTCTATCTCTTCCTGCGGGAACATAGTTGCCCGGTAAGTGAGCATCCCCTTCATGTCTGTGCCTGTTATAGTATAATGATAATCGTCGTTTTCGACCGCAGTGATTATAAGACTGTCATTCACCGTGTCGGGATCCTCGACGTAAATCAGCATATCGGGAAGTACCCGTTTTATACCGTTTGCGGTGGCAGGAACAACAAGCGTGAACTTCCCGACCTCATAACGGTGTCTTTTATACGAATACTTCTCTGCTTCAGTGAACTCTGTGACCTTAACATCTGCAATTTTGGCATTGCCATACAGAGGGCGATAAACTGTAAATCTCATATTATTCCCCCTTATATTGCAATGCAGAGATTGCGGTAGATAAGCTGCACGTCAAGCGAACCGCCGCCCCCGGACGTAAATCTGAACGTTGACTTTCCAGGAACGCTCGTGCAGGGAGTTACACCCGGCTCAAAATAAACAAAGTCAGATGCCGGCGACCCGTTCAGCAGCACCGACCACTCGTTATTGTACAAGAAGCTGAACGTTAGCGTTTCGCCTGCCTGTAACGGTCTGCAAAACCTTATCTGTTTTGTGCGGCTTGCATATTGGTTCTCGTAGTTCGTAAGAGTTCCCGCCTCGCCGTCGTTTAACTGTGATTGTGTGCAGGTAATAATGCCACCGACAGGGCTTTCGATGTCCCCGTATTCAGGCGGCTCGAATATAGCCGGGCTGCCTGAAACGACAGTTTGCACCTCACTGTACATCGGTCTGCACCAGTACGGATAGTCAGCAGTCAGATAAAGCGTACATTCGCAGAAGCACCCCGGCTGCACTGCCACAACAGGCACTTCTTCAAGTCTCGCCGTTATCGTATATATTCCCACGTCGTTGTTATAAATGAGCGTTCCCGATTCCCCGAGAGGAAAGTGCCGCAGTACTTCACGCCGCAGCGCGTACATCCCCGCCGTTCCGGTGCATACGATCCGTGTATTACGAACATACACCGGAGCAAATGCAAGTTTCACCATAATTGTCTTGACTGCCGGAAGCGTCAGCAATGTTCTCTGACCCGGCATTCCGATGCACTGAACTGCTTCGCTCTTTGTTTTCTGACTGTTGCCGTCAAAGTCACACAGGCGGAATATCCGCTCACCGTTCAGCGAGGATATGTTTACATCGTCAAACTCTATAGTTCCCGCTGACGCTGTTGTAAAACTTATTTTCTGCATTTTGCACCTCCTACTCGCCGTAGTAATCCTTGACGATCTTTATGATCTGATCTGCGGAGAGACTATCTGCAAAATTAAAAGTGATATCCGGCGTTTTTCCAGGTGTCTGATTCTCAATAGCCTCTTTTATTGCGCTGACGATCTCTGCCGTACCCGCCGCGACCTGATCGTTGAGTTCTCTCAGCACTTCGAGCGAATTATTTATCGCGTCCTTTTCAGCATTAAGCTCCTCGGCAGACGAATCATATTCCTTGTTCACCGCAGCACGCCTGTCCTCGATACCGCGTTCCCACAGCATATCAGCCTTGTCGTTCTTCAGTGACCGGATCTTCCGTTCGAGTTGAGCACGGGAGAATTCGTCGAGCTGACTGTAATTTAGCTGTGCCATAGCCTGATCTATCTGCCGCTGGATATCATTATCCTCGGTAAGACGTTTCCGAGCCTGCACTTCATCGTCTATAGCTTTCAGTGTCTCATCGCGGAGCTTCTGCTTTGCTTTCAGCTCTGCGTCTATCTGTTTGAGCCTGCGGTTCGCCGCGTCCTCGGTAGCTTTCAGGGCTTCATCGCTGACGATCTTTTCCTGTGCTTTCTCAATACCATAAAGACCGTTAACAACTTCATCAATAACTGCTTTAAGGTTTTTGAAAGCCTGTATCTGAGCGCTTAAACCGGGAATGTCTCCTTCTTCCGCCGTTTCGAGCTTTGTGTTGAGATCGTTTATTGCCGCGTCAAGTTCATCGGAGATGAGCGCTTTAAGTTTATCGGTGTTGAGCGTGATCTTGCCGTCAACATCAATATCGAGTGCCGCTGAATACCTTGAACCTGATAATTGAGCTATAGTATCAGAGGAAAGATCACCGGCATTCTGTTCGGCAACTGCTTTTGACAGCATTGTAAAGTCGCTGTTGATACTGCCGAGTTCAACAGGTTTTCTGAGTTCTTCCTTTGCTTTTGCCAAACCATATATTCCGTCGGTCACTTGAGCAACGCTGTCTCCCAGTGTGTCAAGCGCATCCTTTTCAATGCTGGTTGCGTTCTCAACGCTCTTTGCCGTTTCTATCTGATCACCGAACAGTTCTTCAAACGTTTTCTTACCTTCCGGAAGTTCTCCAAGTGCTGTTTTGACTTCCTCGGTATATATTTTCCACTTATTTCCGTCTTTGTAAAGCGCGTCACCATAACCCGCATCAATAAGAGCCTGCACCGTTGACAGTGCAAGCTCTCCGTCTTCTTCAATTTCTTTAAATGCTTCTGAAGCGGTTTTGGCATACGACATCAGCGATTTCAAGCCGGGTGGGTCTTTTTCTTTTATAGTGCTTTTTGAGCTTCCGGAAGTGTTTGATGAGGTTTTAGAGGACTTCCCCCTGCCGGATGCCATATATGAAGGGGTACTTTCCCAAGTATTGAGCTTTGCATATAAATCAGCTATCTCTCCGTTAGCCTCATTAAGGTTTGACATAGCGGCATCGTAAGCAGCGCGCGCCATTGGATCATTAGCTGCTGCCTGCGCGCTTGTAGCAATCTCACGCTCAATTATCTTCTTACGTTCTTCCCAACCGCGAAGGGTTTCGTATGTAGCCTTTTTCTCATGTTCAATGCGCTTCTGAAGATTATCGTCTAAAGCATTGTTCAGATTATCAATAGCATCTATTTCAACTGTATATCCGTCTGCCGTAACCTTGATATATTTCGAGATGTCGGGATATATTTTTAAAAGATCCTGCATCTGCTCATAGTTTAGAGCCTCTCCGTTTCTAAGCTTTGTTACCGAATCATAGAGTGTGCCATATTCTTTTACAAGGCTCGATGCTGACTTGGTGAGTTCATCGACCTGTTTTGTGAGTTCTTCCGGAGAGGCAGATTTAAAGGCATTTCCAATATTGGTGATACCATTGGAGACGGTCTCGGCGCCTTTTGCCGCTTGTTCCTCAGAAGCATACAGATCATCAAGACTTTTTTCAAATTCATCAGTGGTTTCCTTTGCTATTTTTTGTGACTCTCGCAAACTGGCCATATTATTGAGGAACAACGTTGTTTCTTCCTGCAGCTGACTTTCAATATACCAATCGGTAAATATATTTCCTTTTGCGCTTCTAAGCTCTTCAACTTTCTTTCCGTGCCGTTCTGCTTCTGCCTCCAACTGATGGTCAATTTCGATTTGTTTCTGATACGCTTCTCTGGCAGCATCTTCCATTGCAGCCTTTTTTACTCGTTCTGACTGCGTTTTTATATATTCTTCAACCGTCGACGAAAGGTCGTTATAACCACCATTAAGTTTGTTGACTGCCTCAAGCTCTCCGCCTGTTGCTTTCTCAATCTCTTCAGCAAGCTCACTCAAACGTTTTTCTTGATATTCTGTTCGTTCTTGTGTTTGCCTTAATTCCTCATATTTTTCAACCTTTCTGCGAAGCATATCGGCTTCAACTTCATACCCAGCAACTGCCTTTTCAACTGAACTGCCGAGGCTTTCCACCTCAGAACGCACCGCTTTGACCTCTTTTGAAACCTCTCCAAAAGCAAGTTTCAATTTGTCTATCGCTACTGTCCATGCTCCGACAGCGACTGTGATTGCACCCATTGTTGCCAACGTTGTGCCTGCCGCAACACCAAAACCGCTTAAGGCGTGAGCCGCAGCCGTAACTACTTTATAACCGGCAAAAGCTGTTATCATTGCAACAACAGCGCCTGTCATAGCGACTAAAACTCTTGTTACTTCCGGATTCTGAGCCAGAAAGTCATTTGTTGCTGTGAGTACTTCGGTAAAGCCTTTCGCCAGTTCCTTCAGTTCGTCATCATAAGCACCGCCTATAGTATTTTTCAACGCATCCATAGCGGAATTCATCAGAGTGACCTGACCGGAAAGGTTATCCATTTTAACTTCCGCCATGCGAGAAGCCGCGCCCTCGCACTCATTTATGCTGTCTGTCAGCTTTTCAAAGTCCTGCTGGGTGGAATTTACTATCGCAAGCAGACCGTTATATCCGTACTTACCCGCGATATCCATTGCGTTCATAACGCGCTCGGCTTCGGTCATCTGCTCGAAATAACCGCGCAGTTCATTCATTGTGTCACCGAAGTTCTTCATTGTGCCGTCAGCGTTCACTGCGGACACTTCAACTTCTCCGAACGCCTCGGCAGATAGTTTTGCGCCATTCAGAAGCCCGTTGAACGTGTTTTTCAGTGCAGTCCCTGCTATAGTGCCCTTTACACCGGCATTAGCCATAAGACCTACAGCAGCAGAAACGTCCTCAATGCTATAACCGAGTGCTCCGGCGACTGACGCGCAATTCTTGAAGGTCTCTCCCATTATCTCGACGCTGGTATTCGAGTTTGTCGCCGTTGCCGCAAGAACATCCGCGAAATGAGTTGTATCTTCCGCTTTCAGACCGAACGCCGTAAGCGCATCAGTAATAATATCTGCTGTCATAGCAAGGTCAGTGCCGCTTGCAGCAGCAAGATCAAGAACGCCATCCATACCATTGAGCATTTGTGTTGCGTCCCAGCCTGCCATTCCCATAAATGTCATAGCCTGTGCGGACTCTGTAGCGGTAAACTTCGTTGTCGCGCCGAGGTCCTTAGCCTTGTCGGTAAGCTCTTGCATCTGGGAAGCTGTTGCGCCGGAGAGGGCTTCGACCGTTGACATAGTAGCCTCAAAATCTGCTGCCGCGTGAACACATTCCCCGAAAGCGTCCGCAATCTGATGACAGGCTTCGGCTATCCCAAGGCCGGCGAAAAGCTGTCCGAGCTGAGAAAACGCCTCCGACAGGTCGGACGTTTTTCCGCGCTGTTCTTGCAATTCTCGGTTTGTCTGGCTTATATCCGAACGAAGCTCCTGCTCCCGGGTGCGCAGCGTTCCGATCTCTGCATTGACCTGTGCCATACGGTCATGGAGCTGCTGGAGCTGTTGACGCTGTTCGGCAGTACCACCGTTTTTCATCTCCTTGGAAAGTTCCTGCTCCTGCTTCTGAAGGTCTTTTGCTTCTTTGTTGAGCTCCTTCATCCTATTTCGGTTCTCAACAAACGCGGTATTCAGTTCCGTGAGCTTTGCACGGGTCTCTGCCACGCCTGCCGCGAACCGTGACGCATTGAGCGATATGGTATTGCCTAAATCAGCCATTTCTGTTCCACCTTTCGAGTATTTCAGCGTTCACACGCTCGCCGATATATTTGTTTATGGCTTCTCGTTTGAGAAACCATGCTGCTCTTATGTGAGAATACGGCTGTAGCCGTCCGATCATGCGCCCAAGACTGTCTTTGCTCTTCCCGCGTCTTCCCGGACGACCGTACTCTATAACGAAGTACTTTATGCTCTTGCTTATCTTATCATCGGAATATCCGGCACGATATGATACCTTTGCATTAGCCGGTTTGCGATTATCCTTCCATATAGACAGATCTGCCGCCAGACTTCTGACGCCTTCCGAGGGAGCCACCGAAAGTATGCGCTTTTGTTCAGCTTGGAGCTGTTCGGCAGCCTCTCGTAGGACGGTATCCATAATATCATTTCGCAGATCACGCTCGATGCCGGACAGCTTCTTGCTTATCTCTGCAAACTGCCTTTGGAGTGCCGCTGTGTCCATTTCGATGAAATCGTCTGTCATAGTTCACCTCCGGGGCATAAAAAATACCGCTCTGCATTCGCATGCAAAACGGTATCTGTGGTATTCTGTTTTGTTTAGTATAAAGGAATCGGCGCTTCAAATTGTTTGGTATCTTCATTCCACATGGGAATGCCCCACAACTTGTTTAACACCTCAATAATATGCGATCCGTTCCCAACAGGTGTAGTGCTGACATAATTGAACATATAATCTACGCCTTTGTCGTCGACCTCTTTGAGCCCTTTGCATATTGAATCGGCAAAATCCGGTGTAGGTTCATTGCTAATCAATATACTTCTTATCGCGTTTATTTTATCTGTTCTATTCATCATCAATCACCTTGTATATATTATAATCGCCTTTTCTTCTGTTCTCAAAAAAATAAGTTTTATTATTCATTTTTATTTGAGAAAACGGCTTACCCTCATGAATTCCTTCGTAGTCATCGCTTGTTATCGCCGAGCAAACTTCCTTAAACTCTGCATGGGGTAAATAATATGTCGGGGTTGAAAAAGGGACACCCTCTATATCAAGCCTTGCTGTTTTGCTGTAGTATCCGCCGGATGACTTGCCGCCGCCACCGCCTGAACCACCATCATCGTCTATATAAACTTTATGACCTTTGATCGTAGCCCAACCTCTGTTTTCAAGTATAGCACGAATCTGTTCATCTGTCAAGTGCTCCGCGTTCATCTTTTCAAGCTTTCCGGTATTCGGGGTATAGATCTCTCGCGTCTTCGGATCCACAAGAACGGCATCGAGACCGAGCTTTATGAAGTTGAAGCCGAGCGGCGGCTTGTCTTCCATTTCGCGTATCTCATCGAGCTGGTAGATGTTATTCTGCAATGCCACAGCGTAAGCGTTCATACGGCTTGCAAAGTCCCCGCGTGTCAGCTCCGAGGTGTCGAACGCAAAGTAATAATGCCCCGCTTTCTCCGCTTCCGTGAGCAGGTCGGTGTCAAGCGCGGACTCTATCGTATTTATCGGCGGCATAAGGCAGTTCTGGACGAACTGTGATATCGTGTGTTCATCAGCCTTGCCGTTCAGGACGTCGGCAGGCATACAGAACAGCTTGCATATCTCATCGGCATTTGTGCGCTTGTTCTCATTCAGCTGCAATTCCACGCTTGTGGAGCTGCTTTCTTTGAAGTCCAGACCTTCATTCAGCACAACAGCGTTGTCTTTTGTGTCATAGCTGTTGCTGTACAGCTTTCGCCACGCTTCCTTGACTTTATCCATAGCATCCTGCGTGAGCTTGCTCTTGGCTAAGATATAGCCCTTCTTATTGCCGCCCTTGCGTATCGTGGCATTCTCGAACTTCATCGTATTGTAATATATCGCAAGCGCAAGAGGATCCTCGGCGATTATGCTTGTTCCGGTGCCGAAGCCCTTGGAGTTACGGAGTATCTTCAAGAACTGATACGGGAAATACACACGCCCATTAACCTGTATGGAATACGTCTTATGTATCGGGTCTGCCCCCGGAGCGACTGCAAGCCGCGTTTCGTCAACATAAAGCAATCCTGTCGGTTCATTGAACAGATTCCGCTCAATGTATGTGTAAGAGCCTTTACCGAGAAAATAGTCACGGATCCACAGCTTCTTCATCTCCGTGGCATTGATAGTGTCTCCGGTATCGTGATTGAGCATATTGAGACGATTATCCTCGGTGATCTCCTCGACCTCTTTGCCATTTTCGCGGTAAAGCTTTATCGGTAGTGCCGAGATACGGTCGGCGATAAGGTTCACGCAAGCTGCGACAGTCGGTATCTGTAAAGCCTCTGCTTTTGTTACCTCGCTGCTGCCGCCTATGATCGCGGTGAGGAGATTGTCTCCCACCTCCACCATGCCGTCGGCGTTCCTTTTTTCTTTTCGCTTGAATAATCCCATAATTCCTACCTCATTCTATGACTTGTGCGCCCCAGCTTCCGTTTTCCATATCCTGCTGGAGCAGGTAAAGCGCGTTTATTGTTGCAACAACAAGATCGACCTTGCCGGCAGACTTCTTTTTGTTGACATACTTGTTAAGATTGGTATCCTCGGTGCATCGCGCATTCGAGAAATTTATCTCAAGAAGCTGATTTTCATCATAGTGGAAACACTTCGACAGTATTGCTTCCTTGAGAAGTTTCGTCGGTCTGTGCAGAACGCTTGAATGCTGCTTTATCTCGACACAGGTTATCGCTTCCGCTTCGAGCTTCTGAGCAGTCGATATCGCGTTCCAGCGGTCATATCCGACCTGCACTATCTCAACGCCGTACTTTTCCGGCAGTTCAAGAATGAACTGCTCTATGAAATTATAGCTGATTATCTCATCACCGCAGTCGAAACATACGCCCTGTTCTATCAGCTTCTTGTACGGGACATTCTCCTTGTCGGTCTTTAGTTCCACCTTGTCAGCGGGGATAAATCCCCACACTTTGGCATAGATAACGCCTTCGTATTCAGTGACCATAGCGACTGCTGTATTATCGTCCGAAAGAGACAGATCAAGCCCTATCCATACCCGTTTACCTCTCCAGAAGTCAAGGTCTTCCTCTATCTTGCAATCACGAACTTTGATGATATCGACAAAACCCTCGGTACCCAGCGACTTATACAGGATATTGCAGTGTTTACAGAGAAAGTTTTCCCGCTTGCTCTCATACATGACAGCGATCCTGCGTTTCTTCACAAGGTCTTCAAAGATATAGTCATAGTCACAGGCTACGGGATTGGACTGATATATAACAAGGTCATTCGTCTGCCACATATCGCCGCTTAACAATTCAGTGTTCGGTTCATAGAGCAGTGCAAAATACCGCTTATCATCGAGGAAGCCGTCAAGGACCTTCTTTGCGTAGTCTATCTCCGTAAGCATGACATTGTTGTCATTCGGGTACTGCGTACTTATGATGATACCGAGCTTATCCCGAAGCGTTATCTGTGATGAGCGCATAGCTTCAACCGGATAATCGTCCATAGCTCCGGCTTCGTCCGCAAGGAAGATATTTGCGAGCTTACCGTCCATTTTATCTTCGGAGTAGGCGAGTGGAGTATATTCGCTGTCGGTCAGCGGGCATCGTATCTCGTTACGCATCGGCTTGAAAACATCTGGCATGTTGAGCATAGGCGAAGATTTTATGATCTTACGCAGAGCGACTTGAAGTTCCTTCGAGTTTTTAAGATCGGGTGCTACTGAAAAATAACGTCCGAACTGCTTCTCGGTGAGCATACCTATAATGAAGATAACGCCGCTGTAGAACGTCTTGAAATTCTTTCGACATATTTCAAGCAATGCTGTCTGATAATAGCGGTAATTGCCGTCTCGCGTCTTTGTGCAAAATACCGCGATGATCAGCAGCCACGCATACGGTTCCATACATTCATACAGTGGCTTTTGCAGGTCGGGGTGTATCATGAGTTTAAGGAGCTTGCATATTTTCTTGAATGTCTTTTCGCACACATAAGCGTCCGGATCCTTGCCTGAAACTATATCAAGCCACGCTCCACACTGCTTTTTTACATATATCGGAGCCCGCTGATTATCCGGACGAATACACCATAGTGCGTACTGAACCGCCTTACTCTCACATACGGTCATATTGCCTTGTTTTTGAGCGCATCGACCCTATCCTGCGCCGTCTTTATATTCAGCTCGTTCACCTTTTTCTGCCATTCGTCACGCTGATCGGTGCCGGTGTCCGTAACCGTGACCTCTGCAGAGTCGTCGGCGGATCTTGTTTCGACAAGCATCTGCCTGTCAGCCCTGCACTCGACAGAAGTTCCCGCATAGCAGGGTTTCATGCGTGTGTCGATAAGCGATACCTCGATAATATCAATATTCTGAACGTGCCGGCGCGGTATCTTATCGCCGCGCTGCTCCATTTCGTCCTTATTCACGAGCATTCCGAAAGACCACCCGCGAAGATCTCCGCGTCTTGCCGCCTCGACGGCAGCGGCATCCGACACCTCGCTTTCAGCATACAGCCCGATATTGTCCTCTTTGAGTTTAAGAGTGCCGCCGGCAGTGCTCGCGAGTTTATGCCCCTCATTATGGTCAAGAAGCATATCGACATTCTTTGCACGGGTAAGTGCTTCCCGGAATGTGCCGGGCTCGATCATCTCCACGAACTGACCGCCTGTCGGTGTCTGTATCGGGTCGCTGTCCCTGCCGACAGCGTTCACATAGCCGGAAATATACGCCTTACCGTTTCTGACTTCAACCTTCATTCTGTTTACCTCTCATTCATCATCGTCATCATCATCGAATCTGCTGAACTTTTCGGCGGGTTTCTGATAACCCATTGCAACAGCATACCGGTTCCAGCGTTCAGTCGCTTCCCGGACAGTGCTGCTCATAAACTCCGCTTTCGGTGCGCCCATAACATCAACGAACATAGACATAAGTCCGAGTATGTTCGGTGCGCCGTCGCTTTTCTTTTTGTTTCCTACGGAAGCTCTCGGCAGCGCAAGCATTATAGCAGCCTGCATTAGCGTTATAAGCTCCGTCTGAAATCCCTCGGTACTCATAAGACCATTCACATATTCGTCAAGGTCGTTATGATCGTTTTCGATGTCACTGTACCAGTCTGCAAGCCCGTTCCGCAGAAAACACCTCACAGCTTTAGCGTCGGTGCTCTGTGATAGTATATCAAAAGGGGAATACCCCGATCTTTCAATGTTATAAAAAGCCTGTATATCGTATCTGAACCACATAGCGGCATTGCCGAGCTTGAAGTTCATCACCTGTTTATCCATCTCAATGAACATAGTCATTCCTCAAATAGAAGCGGGAGCCGGACTGCTGCCCGACCCCCTCTGTCGTTATTCCGCCGTTGCGGAAACAAGATACGCAGCTCCCGAAGAGCTCCATATGCCGTCAACATAAGCCTGAACGATGTAAGAATATGTCTTGCCGGCTGTAAGTCCGGTATCCTCGTATGAAGTCGTTGTGTAAGCGTCCTCAAGTACTGTGCAAATGCCGTTGTCATACTGCTTGACCATGTACTTTGTAGCCCCTGTCACTGCGTCCCATGTGAGTGTGACCTTGTTGGTTCCGCCTGTTGCTGTAACTGCCGGAGCATTAGCGTCTGAGCCGGTACCCGTAAGAACGATACCGCCGAGAGCTGTCGCAAACCAAGCATCTATCAGCGCAGCGCCTTCGGGAGTGGAAGGATCGACCTTCTTCTCCTTGAACATAATGTCACCGCTGTAAACTGTTGCCTTGTATTCAGCCTGTAAAGCCGTTCCGTTGTAGGTAACGCCGTTATCATCGGAAGTGGTCGCTTCCTCGCCCTGAGATGCAAACTTGGCTTTCATGACCTTGTACAGGTTCATCTTGCCGTCAGAGCGCTGTGTGCTCCACATTACCATTCTGTCGGGAACGTAGTCATTCGCATTCTCGACGATAAGGTCGTTGCTGTCAGAAAGAACTGTTGCGCCGAAGTAATCCTGTTCCTCCTTTGCCGTAAGACCGACAACGGTGATATCGAGTGTGCCGCCTGCCTTTGCTACATACGACTCAACGGCAATACCGGACGCGTACATTGAAGCAGAGTTCATTTTCGGCGTATATTTTGCAGTAATAAGTGTGGTAGCGATCTCCTCAACGGGACCGTATGTAAGCGCGGTCCCGCTGTCTTCCGTCAGGAGCGCGGTAGCAAAGCGCTTTGTGCTGACTGACGGTCTGTCATGTTCGTTAAGAGCCATTTTGTTATTCCTCCAGATCCATTGAAATCAAGTATTCCTGTGAATACTGATACCTGTGCGGATATGGGCTTGTTTCTTCATATCCGCTCACATCTGTCCCGCCTGCATAAGTAAAGCCTGCATTTGCAAAGGCTTTTTCGACCTGTCTGTACAGAGTGCGGTCATATTTGAGAGATATGATGCTCACCGATACCCAGTAGCTTTTTGCCAGATAAACGCCGCTTGCGAAGTTTGCGGGCTTATCCCGGATAAAGTAAACTGCATAAGTGTCCGGCTCCCTGCCGACTGCAAATTCGGGCATCTTGTTGTAAGCATACATGAAAACTTCGGCAAGTGCCGCTTTTGTCAGTTCCTTTATGCCAGCCATTTTTATCCTTCTTTCGCAAGTATCAGCTTTATATGCCGGGGTGTATCGGCGGCACCCGTGCTTTCGACACGGTAACGGTGTCCCTTGTAATCAACGTGGGTATAATAGCCGCTCTCGTACTCTGAGCGGTGACATATAGCCTGTAATTCCGCAGAACGTCCCGCCGATGCCGCCGAATATTTCACGGTAACGCCGATATCGCGGATATTCGCCCACGCATACCGGCTCTTTGTTACCGTTTCCTCTCCGCTGTCTTCCCCCGGTTCTATCAGCAGGAGAGTTATCTTCTTGTCGAATGTCATAAGTAGTTCACCGAGTGCATAGCAAGTACCTGTTTGACAAACTTGTTCTCCGCAGCCTGTTCAACGGTATAGTCTCTGTTTGTGTGCATCTCATTGATAAGCGTGAGGTAAGCGGGAACAAGATCCTCATGCTCATCGAGCTGCTCAACGGTAAGACCCATAAAGCCTGCCATAAATGCTTTTGCGGAATCCATGAACGCATTTATTGTAAATTCGCCCTCTTCGGGTCCGGCTCCGCAGTAATCACTTGCCTGCTGAAATGTTACATCGCTTATCTTCATACGCTTAAGCCGCCGACATTACGAGCGCTGCGAGCTTTTCATTCTCGGTGATCTTGGAATCGATCTCAAACCATGAAACGATACCGACAGCGTGCTGAGTAGCGTACTTCTCAACAAGCACCTGCATCTCGATTCCTTCGCGCATATTAACGGAAATACCGCTGTAATCGCCGTAGAGGATAGGCTTTGCGTTCTCCGCGATACCGGGCATATTGTCGGAAAGATACACAGGCTTACCCAGGATCGTGTACGGGAATGAGCCGACAATGTTGGGGCTGTACTGAAGCAGATACTGACCGGTGCTATCTTTGAGCTTGCGAAGGGTTGTAAGTGTCTGCGGTTTCATCGTCCAGCACGCTCTTTCCTGATAAGCTGTAGGAACCGCTCCCTGCATATCTATAAGCACATCGGCAGATATAGCGGATATGCTGCCTGCCTTTACGATATTGGCAGTGGAAAGAGCTCCCTGACACTTGTTCGCGGTACCGATAAGCAGCTCCCTTTCGATAAAGAGCCTGATACGCTTCGCCATTTCGGAAATGATGAAGTCGAAAACAGGTATCTCGGAATTGTTTATCACCGACTTACCGATCAGAGTTAGAGCACCAACGAGATAGCCTGTCAGGTCTATGGAAGTGAAAGCGCCTGCATCGGCAGTAAGCTCCGTGAATTCATCGGAGTAGCCGACCGTTATGTTGTGTGCGACATCATCAACTTTCTTATCCCCATATACAGGTATTTTCAGCGTACCTTTTACTGCGTACATGGTAGCACCTGCGAGAATAGGACACATCTCCTTTACCTCGGTGATGATTCTGTGAGCGATAGACTGCGGTATGATAGCGCCGTTATTGCCCATGTTGAAGTTCTGTTCGCCTGCGCGGTTCTCGACGAGACACTTGACCGTGCTCATGAAAGCGCGTTTATCGGCTTCGGGAACCACAGCTCTCTGCTCCGGTGCGGGAACGATAAGTGCGGGTGTTTCGGTATCCGCTTCACAGTCTTCGGGGTCAGGAACTTTGAGTTTTTCAAGAGCACGCTTCTCCGCGTCCATAGACTTGTCGATATTCTCTATCGACTTGCCGAGCTCGTCGAGCTTGCCTGTCTCCTCATCTGTCATTGCGCGTGTCTCTGCCTTTGCCTTGTCGATTATCGACTGCATCTCCTTCAGAGCATCCGCACGCTGTTCGGCAAGGCTCTTCGCCGTTGCACGAAGTTCGAGTTTTCTGTTGTGCATTTTTTTACCTCCATTTTGGATAGTTTATAGTCAAAGCGTAAAGCCTTGCTTATGATGTTGCCTTGATGCCGAGAGCATCAAGAAGGTTGTTGAAGTCGTCTTTAAGTTGTTCGACACTTGTTGCTGTGCTTGCCGCGATCTTCTCCGCAGGAGCCTTGACAAGGCCCTCGACTTCGGCATCTGCACCAACTATCAGCTTACCGTTGATGTGGGTGACATCTCCGCCCTGTTTGGTGTAATTCTTGGTGTTGTACATCGTGTTACCTCCGTTTCTTTTTTATTTGCATATAAAAACGGCACCTTGCACGCGAATGCAAAACGCCGTATCATATCATCTTCAAAAAGGGCATTTTCAGCCCCGTTTGTCCAAAGAGGAGAATTTCCTTGCCACATGCATAAAATCGCCGTGAGGGTCAAATCTGATGGGTCAGCGGCGATATTATTCATCATCGTCCCCTTTCAGAGCTTTCAGCAGGGGATTTTCTTTTGTCTCCGGCTGTTTCGGGATAGAACGCAGCGCCGCAGAGATAGTCATGACGTTCTCTTTGTCGATGTCCAGCATCATCTTCCGCTTTTTATCTATCATAGAGCTGATATTAAGGCGCTGAGAAATAAGCCTTGTGAAAGACTTCTCGAACTGTATTATCGTTTCCGGCTCAATGCCGCTTCCGGGATCGTCAACAAGATGTTCAAAACTCTCCCGAAGCATATCCCCGGTCTTATCAAGCATCTTCATCTGCTCGTTCAGCTCTCCGATCTCCGCATAAAGCAGGCAGTATGTATTTATCCCGGAGCTGTACAGAGCATCGTCCTTCCCGATAGCCAGCATCAGCTTTGAAACGCGCAGGAACTCAGCGTGAGCGATCTTGTTCTCCCTGACCTCTTTCCGCTCTTGCAGTTTTTTCTTGCTGAGCAGTCCGCTTTCGGCATTCTTCCGTGTTTCGAGTTCAGCCTTGGTGCGGTGACTTTTCTTTTCTGCTTCGATCATTGCAGCCGGCTTAGACGGTCGTGCCATTTCTCCGCCTCCTCTCAAAAACAGTGTTCTCCCGTCAAAACCCGATTTTATCATTTTGGGAATATTTTATTTACAGAGGTGCGGCGTAGATGTCAGACTTTTCGGGGCAAAAATCGCGAGGGGTAGGGGGGTATCTGCTTTAGTCCGCTACATTTTCACCGGAGTTCGTGCGAGGTCGCGAAGCAACCGCCGCGGTATCCGGTCTTGCTCTGCGAGTTCGTGA